ATGAATACAATGTATCGCTAGCACTAGGCGCAAGTGAACCACTTTGTTCATCACCAACTTTCAATGGAATTGCTTGAGCAGTATCTAAGTCCAAAGTATAGCGTCGTACACGTTGGTATTGAACGTGTTCAAAATTTAATACTCCACCTGGAAAACCTGCACCATTGAGATAAACATAAGCCCAGTCAATACCTAGCAATGGTATTGACGTTACTAAATCATAAATCCAAACTTGGTCACCTGGAGCACCTACACTAATAGTAGGGAAATATGCTTCCTGAGTTGTTATTCCTACAGGAAAAATTGTTTTATCATCAATTGCAAGACCTGCCAAATCAATTTGTTTTTCTGAAAGCATAGCCACTAAATTCACACTTGAAGTACCTGAAACAAATTCAACTCCACCATTGTAGTTTATGGTTACATTGTTAAATGTCCAATTTGCTCCATTCCATGCGACAGCAATATGTGGGTGGTATTGTGCTATTGTCTTCATTTCATCGACCTCTTTCTTTCTGCTGATCGCTTCCAAGACTTTGCAGCTTTTTTGAACAATACCTGGTGCGACGACCTTGGATGTTTCTTCTTTAGAATTGCAAGCTGCTTTTTCATGTACTTGTTGTAAGCTGAAGGTGCACGCTTTGCTTTCTTGACAGCCTTCTTTGCTTTCTTTGCAACAGGCTTTGCCTTTTCGATTGTGGTTGTCACCGATCCGCCAAGTTCCTTAATCTCCTGAAGGAGACGAATGGCATCGTCAATTGAGGTCATAGGAGATAACCTCAGTTGTCAGCGGCAGTAGATTGAATTGCGATTGCCATGAAGTCCTTTTGCGTAAGGGTGACAATAGATGCGTTAACTCGAACAGTAATGTTGAGTTCCTTGTTGTTTCCGGTGTCAAGGTGCGATGAACGAGCAGTAACATACAATGCGTCGTTAACAACAAATCGGCCATCGTCTGCGCCCTTGCCATAGTTATCTGGATAAATGTCAGTAACAGCTGTTGCTTGGTTGTTGCCCTGGTCGATAAGTAATCGCATCGATGATGCCAAAGCACGATCGTTAGCAAAAACAAGACCGCCACGGTTCAAATCAGTTACCTGGCAATCAACGGAAGCATCACTGCCAGTTGCAACAATAATTGATTCTGATGCAGTTGTGCCTTGTGTGATGTAATCAACACTGTGAATTTGAAGTGCTTGACGGTCTCCAACATCAACATAGCTACCAAGGTCGATGGTAGCAAATGTGTCAGTTGCAGCTGCACTGATCGTAACTCGTTCGGTAAGCGTAAACATTGATGTCTTTTTTGTGGCCATTATATCACTTCTAGTTGGGTGGAGGGAGGTTTTCTCTGCAAGTATTGCGCCAGCCTAGGTCCTCCCTCCAACCTATCATAATAGGGTTCGGCCTATAAACAATCCCTGGATTCTATCTTCTCGGAGCGAAGCGACGCTCGGTGACAAACGCGTTGTAAGTTACAATCCCACCCCGACCACCCGTTGCTAACTAGCCATGCCATTTAGGTTTACCTTGATTTTTTGATGATACATACGTATGTATTTTAATAGTGGAATCGATTCGAGACAAATGATGCGCCACAAAACAATAACGCTATGCCCGACGACATATGAATTGAGTAAAAAGATGCCGAACTTCTCACAATGGGTTCGAGATCAGGTTCTCAAACATGGACGAACAAACAACATGCACAAAGAATCTCGAATAATGTTTCATCGAGAGTGCGGTAATGATGTCCCAGCTGATTGGAAACAGTTTACAGACGGAACTTACGCTTGGTTCGGTTACTGTGACGAATGCAACACTGATGTCGTTTGGAGGCCTCGTCAATGAGTTGTCCTGATTGTGGACACTGGCAAATGATTGGTCCTATGCAATGGTATCAAGGTTGGGTGCTAGGTTGTCCAATTTGTAAACGCCTGGTCAAAACAGATCGTAACGGTGATGTCGCATGAGCGACGATGATTATTGCACATGTCATTGGTGCGGTGCAGATATGCTATGGGCTGATGAAATGTCTAAAGCTGATACTAACAAATGCATTGAATGTGAACGTGAAGAATGTTCACACGCTACAATCGATAGAGAATACCAGGGCTCAACACATAATCGTGTTCGATTTCTTGAAGTGTGTCTCAAGTGCGACGCACACAGAGAAGTGTTGCTTCATTTCCACAACAGGTATCCTGATCGTACAGAATGGGTTTGGGATTAGACCCAGAGCCATGCAATCATTGCATAGTCGAGTGCAGTCGCACCAGCCACAGATACCAGTGTAAGAGTTGAAAGAAAGATGTTGAACTTCATCAGTCCTTCGAGACTGGTTTCTTTCTCAGCTCGTCGCTCGTCTCGTGCCATAAGCCACTCAGCAAAGCGTTGTGTTCTAGTTGCAGATTTCGATTCTTCAATTACAGTTTCAGTTTCAGTTTCAGTCATACTTGTATGCCTCCTGGTTGGTAGATGAGATTCATTCCCAGGGATTGCGCTCTTTCTGCTTGTGCAGCTTGTCCAGTGTATTGGTACTTGCCAGCAACTTCACCACTTGCAATAATTTTACCAGCCTCAAGTTGTAGTTCAACTAAACCAGCGGCAACTCGAATCGGTACAGGTATTGGCAAACCTTGGAAAGGTAAAATTGGATCAAGAATTTGTTCGAAGATAAAATCATCAATGCCCCTGGTAATGATTGGTCCGTAAAACATCTTAATCACGGTCTGGTTCATTCTGCAATTCGTAGCTTCGCTTGAGTCGCATAAGGTATTGGTACTCGGGTTCTTCTTGTACATCTGCTCGAATCAATATTCGACTTGTTGGAGTCGATGTACCAATTGCTGAACCTGACAAATTATAGAAAACAACCAATCGATATGAATACAATGTATCGCTAGCACTAGGCGCAAGTGAACCACTTTGTTCATCACCAACTTTCAATGGAATTGCTTGAGCAGTATCTAAGTCCAAAGTATAGCGTCGTACACGTTGGTATTGAA